CACCGACGCTGGAGGTCCACCTGCCCGAGCAGTGGCGGGAGCGCAGTGTGACAGTTGGCTACGGCGAGTTGGCGCGCTGGACCTCCATCGTCCGGGACGCCATCCGGGATGCCCGGGTATGTCACCGGAATCAACAGGCGATGAACGACCATGTGGCTCGCGCCGTTGCCGCCAAGACGCCGAACGGCGTTGTGCTGGCATCAACAAGGAGTCCTGGCCCGATCCACATCGCTCGATGCCTGGTATGGGCGGTGGCGCTCGCCAGCAAGCCAGTGCAGCGCAAGGCCAAGCCAGCGATGGGAGCCGGATAGGTATTGGTGCCCTAACAACTGTTTGGCAATGTCAACGAGCCCCCCAAATCTGTATCTGGCGACAGTGCCTTGTGGAACGTTTAGCGGCACGTCATGCTCGCCTCGATGTCACGACTCTCCCGGTTGATCACCGGACCAACCGAGGCCGAGATCCTGGCGGCGATGCCGAAGAAGAGCGGCATGACGTTGACACCAACAGCGGCCATCAGCGGCTGGACCGGCTGGGGAGTCGGGCTCCAGCGCTTGGTTCCCATCGACTGGGCTCCCCCGGCCACGACGCCGTGGAGTCGAGAAGCGGCGATGAGTGTGCCGACCGTCTCACGAGCACGCGACCTGATCTGCTCAGCAGTGGGCTCGCTGCCGATGACGTTGTGGCGGCTGGATTGGGACACCAACAAGAACATCAGCGTCGAGGCGCAGATCCCTCCGGCCAACTGGATGTTCCGGCCCGACCCGACGAAGACGCGCAACTGGATTCTGGCCTGGACCGTGGACGACCTGTTCTTCCACGCCCGGGCCTACTGGCGCATCGTCGCCCGCTACAGCCAAGGCAACTTCCCGCAGGCCTTCCAGCGGATGCCCGCCACCGAGGTCCATGTTGATGACGACGGCACCGTGCGCTGGAACTCCGAGGAGGTCGACCCGGTCGACGTGGTCGAGTTCCTGAGCCCGACCGAGGGACTGCTGGCCAACGGCTGGCGTGCCATCAACACCGCCGTCTCCCTCGATGCTGCCGCCGATCGCTTCTCCCTCAACGAGGTGCCGTCCGGCTGGCTGAAGCAGACCGGCGGCGAGCCGCTGAGCCCGGCCGAGTTGGACGAGATGGCAGCCAAGTGGACAGCCGCCCGGCTCGCTCGAACGACCGCAGCCCTCAACGAGTTCATCGACTTCCACGAGGCGACGTACGACCCCGAGCGGATGCAACTCATGGAGGCCCGCCAGCACCAGGCGCTCGAACTCGCCCGACTGGCCAACGTGCCCGCCTTCTTGGTGTCAGCACCAACGTCGTCCGGGATGACGTATCAGAACGCACAACAGGCCCGGATGGATCTCATCGACTTCGGGGCGCTGCCGTTCATCAACTGCGTTGAGCAAACACTGAGCGGTCCCAACGTCGTGCCCAACCGGCAGTTCGTGCGCTTCGACATGAACGCCTGGCTGCGCAACCCGCTCACGCCCGCCGACAACGCCGCACCCAACGATGCGCAGATCGCCGTCCAGAACCAGGAGGAGGCCCCGCAGTGAGGTTCACCTTTGTTGAGGAGTCAACGATCCATTGCGAGGCCGAGCAGGACGGCACGCCTCGGCGGGCCATCGGTGGCCAGGCCGTGCCGTGGAACGTGGTCGGCAAGGTCTCCAGCGGGCAACTGGTGAAGTTCTTGCCCGGCAGCGTCTCGCTCGCTGGTGAGGCGGTGATCCGGGACCACGACCGCACCCGGCCGATCGGCGTCGTTGCTTCCGAGATCAACGGCGACACCGGCCTGCACATCAGCACCAAGGTGTCAGCAACAGCGCACGGCGACGAGGCACTGGTGCTGGCATCAGACGGTGTCCTGAAGCACTGGAGCGTCGGCGTCAACCCGACCAAGTTCGCCTTCGAGGACAGCCCGGCCGGGCCGGTCCTCGTGGTGGAGGAAGCAGAGGCCGACGAGGTCTCGCTCCTCATCCGTGGCGCCTTCGGCGCCGACGCTGCCGTGTCCTCGGTGGCGGCATCCGAACCAACCCAGGAGGCACCTGTGCCCGATCCCATCGAGGCCACTCCGGTGGCCTCCGTCGTTCCCATCCACGCAGCGCCGTCGAGGAAGTCCACGCCACCGCTCACGCTCAATCGCCTGGCGTCGATCATCGCCGCCAGCGAGCCCGGCTCGATCGGCATGGCCGTCCAGAAGGCGATGATCGAGGCTGCCACGAGCACCACGGGCGCCCTGGAGAACATCCTGACGACTGACGTGCCCGAGGTGGTGCAGCGCACCTACCTCACCGAGATCACCGGCCTGCTGACGATGGGCCGTCCGATGGTCGAGGCCATCAGCCGTGGCGCCCTTCCGCCTGCTGGCATGCAGATCCAGTGGCCGACGTGGGAGACCCTGCCCAACGTCGACATCCAGGCGACGCAGAAGAGCAACATCGCCACCGGCCCGGTGGCGTTCGGCACCGGTTCTGCTGATGTCATCACCTGGGCGGGTGGCAACGACATCTCGATCCAACTCGCGCAGCGCTCCAACCCGTCGTTCATGGAGGAGTACTTCCGGGCGTGTGCCGAGGTCATGGCTCGCAAGCAGAACGCCTACGTTTCCGGTCTTCTGCTCGCTGATGCGGTGCCGGTCACGGCGGGTGCTGACTTCACGGCGACGCTCCAGGCGCTGCTCGGTGCGCTCGATCCGACCGCCCTGCCGGACGGCGGGCTCTTCCTGGCCCTCGCCTGGGACCAGTGGGTGGATCTCGTCGGTGTGAAGGACAAGGACAAGCCCGCCTTCTGGTCCGGCTCGGTCTCGTTCGGCTCTGCCGATCCTTCGGTGAGCGCCAGCGGGCTCAACGTCTTCGTGGACCGCAGCCTGGCGGCGGGCACGATGCTGCTCGGCTCGCGTGCCGCTGCGATGTGGCACGAGGACCCCAAGGTCGAGATCCGTGTTGTCGACGTCAGCCTGCTGGGGCTGGACGCAGGTCTGTACCAGTTCGGTGCGGTGCGCGAGGTGGCCGACTGGACGAAGACGATGGCCAAGGTCGAGACCGGCGGCGCCCTGATGTCCGCCGAGCCCACCAAGAGCGCTCGGAAGGGCTGAGCGATGTCGACCGAAGAGCCGATGGAGCCCGTGGAGCCCGAGTTCCCCGAGCCCGAGCCCGACGACGAACCAGACGAGGAGGAGTAACCCCTGATGTCGAGCATCACCTGGGTCACCACCGCAGAGGTCGAGGAAGCACTGGGCGCACCAGTTGGCGACCCGACGTGGCTGGCCCAGGTGACCGACGCCGCCAACGCCTGGGCCTTCCGGCGCCGTCTCAACGCCGGGTACAACGACGACCCCGATCTCAGCCCCGGCCCCGATGTCTCGATGGGCACGGTGCTCTACGCCAAAGCCTTGTACTCCGAGCGGGGCGCTGTTGACGGCTTCAGTTCCTTCGAGGCGCTGGAGGGCTTCACCCCGGCCGTTGCTTCGCTCGGACAGGTCAATCGGCTCCTGGGCATTCCCCGGGCTGCGGTGGCCTGATGCCGTTCCAGGCCGCACGCCAGGCCGTGCACGACAAACTCGCCGCCCGAGGCGTCGAGAGCGTCACGCTCGACCCCGTCGCCGGTCCGCCCTTCGTGCTCGTGGGACTTCCCGACTCCATCACGAGCACGGGGCGGGCTGGTTGGACGTGCACAATCCCGGTGCACATCGTCGGCACGCCGCCCGGTGGCAAGGACACCGCCGCCTGGTTGTTGTCACAACTACCGCTGGCGCTCGACGTGCTCCGGGGCGCCACGGCCGAGCCCGGCACCTACGAGGTCAACAAGCAGGACTGCCCGGCGTACCGGGTGGAGCACTCAGTCACCATCACCTCGCCATACCCCTGTTAGGAGCACTCATGAGCAAGGTCGTCCTCCAGATCACGGACGCCACCGTGAAGTTCAACCTCGGCCCAGTCGACACGCCGCCGATCGCCGGTGACTGGACCACGCCCGACGTGGACGCCTCCTGCCAGGTGACCACGGCGGCAGTGGTGGCCAACCCGGTCACCCAGACCGCACCGGCCACGTTCTGCGAGGGCGAGACCGACATCGTCGGCAAGTCCAAGTGGCAGGTCGACCTGGCCGGGCTCCAGGACATCACCGAGTCGACCGGCATCTCGATGTGGTTGTTCGAGCACGAGACCGAAGCGGCCTGGGTGCAGATCATCGGTCCCACCAACGAGACGGGCGACAAGATCGTCACCATCGTTGCCCCGGTGCGGATCCAGGCGGGCAACCTCCTCGGCCCGGCCGGGACGCCGTTGGACTTCAGCGTCTCGCTCCCCGCTCAGGCCAAGCCGACCGTCACGCACTCCGTCGTCGCCTGACGGTGACGGCCTCGGCCAACCTGCATCGCCTCGCCACCAACGTCGAGGCCCTGCCCCGCACCGGGCTGATCGCCGTGGTCAAGGCCGTCAAGCAGGTTGCGCAAGCCGAGGGCGGAACCGTCGCCGTGTGGCGCAAGCGCTCGAAGTCGTACCGCTCGGTGCGACTCCGAGCAGTTGACACCATCAGGGTCACCAAGAACGGCGCGAACGCCCGGGTGCAGGCCGTGCCGGTGGGCATCTGGGCCTTCGTCTCCGGTGGCGCTGATGCACACAACATCCCCAAGCGGCGCAACAAGAAGAAGCCCGCTCGCCTCGTCATCGGCGGCAACGTCGTGACCGGCCCGGTGCGCCACCCGGGCAGCCGAGGTGACAAGCGCTGGCGGGTGGTCGTGAAGCGGGCCGAGCGCATCGTGCCCGAGGTCTTTGACGAAGCCGTCCGGAAGTTGGTGCGGTGATGCCCAAGAACGAACAGGTCAACATCGACATCACCGCCAAGGACAATGCGTCCAAGGTGATCGAGGGCGTTGCCGCTGACGTCGAGGAACTGGAGCATGCAACACCGGTCATCCACGTCGAGGCTGATGCCTCGGCTGCCGTGGCCGGTCTCGACAAGGCCACAGATGCTGTTGACGATCTCAACCGCAAGGCGCCCACCTCGGTCAACTCGTTGCGGGACGTCGCTGGCGGGCTCAGTGGTGTCAACACACAAGGCCTCGATGCGGCCGAGTCGCTGCTTGGCCTCAGCGAGACGCTGACCACCCTCGATCCGAAGTTCGCCAAACTCGGCCAGAGCCTCGCCACGGTCGGCTTCGAGGCGGGCGTGATCTTCGTCGGCCTGACGTTGCTGGAGAAGGGCTACGACACCCTCGTTGACACCCTTGTCGACGTCGAGGGCGCCCAGACCGAACTCAACGCTGCGCTTGCTTCCGGTGACATCGAGAGGGTGACCGCGGCCGTCCACGACTACGTGGACGAGGTGGAGAAGGCCGGGAAGTCCGAGTTGTTCAAGAACATCGTCGGCGGCGTGCCCGGCTTCCTGAAGATCATCCAAGGCGGCACCAGCGGCATCCGTGCCGCCTTCTTCGATGCCGACGCCCGGGCAAAGGCGTTCTTCGACACGCTGGAGAAGCAAGGCCCGGCTGCCGCTCAGGCGTTGCTTGATGCATTCAACAAGGGGCCGTTCTCGGCTGAGGAGAACACGAAGTTCGCCGTTGCGATCCGGGAGCGGATGGAGGCCCAGGCGATTGCTGCCAAGGCAGCCAAGGACGTCGCACGAGACCAGGACGTCCTCAACCGCGCCGTCGAGGAGGGCATCGAGATCACCGGGCGCTCGATCGACGCCATCCGGAGGGAGGTACAAGCCCTCGATGCGCTGGACGAGGCCGACAAGGCGGCAGCCGAGCGCAACAGCCGCCTGGCCGACGAGCGCATCGAGGACGCCAAGGATCTGGCTGCGGCCCGCAAGGATCTGGCCGACGCCCAGGAAGCCCTCAACGACGCCGAGGCTGCCGTGGTCGAGGAGCGCCGGGCCGAGTTGACCAAGGCCGACGCCGATGCAACAAGGGACCTGGAGAAGGCCACCGGCGACCTCGCCAAAGCGGACCGTGAGGAGGCCTCAGCCGCTGAGGGGGTATCCCAGGCCCGGGAACGGCAGTTGCAGGCCTCTGAGGGCCTTGTAGACGCCCAGGAGAGGCTGTCTGACGCCACCGCCAAGCAAGCGGACGCCACGAAGGCCCTGGAGACCGCCCAGGCAAATGTCACACGGCTCCTGGAGGGCTACGGCCGAGCGGCCACGGAGTCGGCCGACGCACTGGAGCGGATGGACGATGCTCAGCGAGGGCTGGAGCGCTCGACCCTCGGCCTGACCGACGCCCAGCAGGCCTACAACGACGCCCAGAAGGACCTGGCGAGGCTCCAGCGCTTCTACGGCGACACGCAGTCACCGGCAGCACGGCGACGGCTCCAGGACGCCGAGCGACAAGTGGCACGCACCCGTCTTGGTGTGGCAGATGCCACCGATGCCCTGGAGGGCGCGCAGTCCGATCTCAACACCGCCACCGAGGAGTACGACGGCTTCGTCAGCGGCTTCCCGGCCGACTCGGCCAAGGTCCGCCAGGCGATGGAGGACCAGGAGCGGGCATCCCGCAACCTGGAGCAGGCCCAGCGAGGCACCCGAGACGCTGTTGATGGCGTCAACGACGCCAACAAGAACCTCGTTGATGCCAACAGGAACGTCGAGAACGCACTGCGCACGCAGCAGACCGCTACCCAGAACGTGGCCACGGCACAGCAGACGCTGCGCACTGCTACCGACGACAGCCGCCGTGCCCAGTTCGAGTTGGCCGACTACACCGCCAACCACGCCCTGCCCGCCATCAGCGCCGCCCAGCAGAACGTGATCGACAAGCAGCACGCCTACGAGGCGGCGATCCGGGCCACCGAGGCGGCGCAGACCTCGCTCAACACCGCCGTCAGCCGGGCACCGGTTCCGGCATCAGGCTTCATGAACGGCGCTCCCCCGGCGGGCTCGAACTTCTCGTCTCGTGTTGATGTCAACGTCAACCTCAACAACGGCATCGTCACCGACTCGTACCTGCTCGGCAAGACGATCGCTGAGAACCTGAGCCGCTACCTGCAAGCGACCGGGCAGTTGCCGCCCAACGGGAGCGTCTGGCGATGACGGTCTGCGACCGGCTCCGGGTGCGGCTCCACGCCGGGGACCCGAGTGGCGACTTCCTCTATGGCTCGTACCTCTACGGCTCCTTCAACTACGGCGAGAAGACCGACGAGTTGTCCCCCGGGGGCGCGCCCTTCACCGCCCTGGTCGAGTCGATGACGATGACAACAGGGCGGCGCCGCAACCTCGACTTCAACGCCATCGGCGTGTGCAACCTCTCGGTGGTCCAGATGGACGTGCCGGGCTCCTGGCTCAGCGACGACCCGACCACCACGCCGGTGGCCGTCGTGCTCGGCCGGTTGCTGGTGGTGGAAGCACTCAACGACGGCGCCTGGTCCACGGTGTTCACCGGCACCGTCGAGACCGCACTGCTCGACACGACCGGCACGGGTGACTTCGACCAG